ACACATGCGAAATGGTTCCATTTAGAGCTGCTGATATACAAGCCTTTGACAGCCCCAGATTGCGCGGATCGATGTTACGTTGTGCATACTCGGCATTTGACAACTGGGCTGGATCTGGTAGAACAGTTTACAGCGGTTGGATGCGAATGGCTTGTCAAGGTGGTGGAATTCATGACAAGACTTTACGTGAGTACAGTCCAAATCCGATGAATGGCACTGGTTTAATTCTGCCGAACATTGTTAGTTTGAATATATCTGATGCGAGTTTGATGCCTGTAGGCGTCATGCCTGGGTTCAGACATCTCGATATTTCAAACTATCTACCTGGAGACGAGTTCTCATTAGGTTCTGACACGTGGAAAGTATTTCCGATGTATCAAAAAGGCGGCATAGGATACAATCGTGGGGTCGCATATTTAAAGGTTTAATATGGCCGTAATTGTTTGCAACACATTTGTCGGTATTTCAACCAAGGTTCACGCTGGCGTTGATTATAGTCAAAACACGAATAACTTCGTTGCTTACGAAGTAAGTCCGCCTTTTACGCCTACTGAAATAAACACCGGTTACGGTTCGATTCAGTCGAATTTGCCTATAGCTGAAGTATGTGAAAATTTCGTAGCTGTTCGAGCAAGGAGTTATTTGGATGATTACTACAATCGGATACATATAATTCCGAAAAAGATCGACTTGGGCAACCTATTGTCGGTTCAAACCGAAAATATATCCGTATGGAACGCATATCTAGATGCTCAATTATTAAGCGATATAGTAGCTGAAAACACAGACGGTTTGGAAATGGTCGAACCGACACTAACACCAACTAGCTTCGCTGCGCTAGAGTTGCGGAACTATGTTCTTAACATCAGCACAAGCGGATCGCCTGTGATTGATGCGCTATACACATTCAATTTCGAATCTGAATCGCCTACGCTTGAAGTCATTGGTCGCAGAGTTGTTATTTGGCATTACAAGCCAAAATACCCATTTAAAGAGCGGTTCGAATGGAAAACAGATATTATCACGTCGTTTAAAGGCGAGCAACGAATCAGACTACGTGATTCAGGCCGTCAAGGTATCGCTTTTACATCCGTTATCAGCTCAACGGATTATACCAAGGCTAAAGCCTTGGCGTTCCAATGGGTTCACAGAGTTTTTGGCGTTCCAGTATGGATCGATATGAGGTTAGTTGGAACTATAAACGCGGGTGCAATGTCGATTAATGTAGATACGACCAACGCTGATTTTAGAGCCGATGATATTATTCTGATTTGGTCATCGAACGATTCTTTTGAGGCTTTAGAAACTACGAATATATCAGCCAGTCTAATAGATTTAAAGTCACCGGTTATAAACTCGTACTCGAATGCGTACGCGATCCCAATTCGTTATGCTAACGCGTTAAACGGGTTAACATTCTCTAGAGATGCTGATTTGCTGATTCAGGTCGATGGCGATTTCACAGTCAAAAACAATGTGAATCTATCGGCATCTATCGGATTGCCGACATATAAAGGCAAGCAAGTGTTTATCGACACAGTATTGTCTTCAGAAGCTTCTACGGATCGTTACACCAGATCTATAGACGTTTTTGATAATGGTTCAGGCCCGATCGATATTGATATAAAGGCTGATTGGACAAGCATAGTCACGAAGGTATCACTTAACGCTTTCGGTTCTGAGAGCGTTTGGCGATATAAGAACTTTTTGCATTCGCTATACGGTCGACAGAAGACATTTTTCATCCCTAGTTGGCACGATGACTTCCATATTATTGACGACATCGGTTCAACAGCAGCATCAATCAGAATTCAAAACATTGGTTTTGATTTATATTATAGTAATCAATTTATCTTTATCGAACTAGTTGGCGGTACGTATTATTTCGGTAAAATAACCGGCTCCAACGTTGATGTCGATAACTCTGAAGTTCTAACACTGGAAGAATCTTTCGGAGTTCAAATACTCGTAAGCTCTATAAAGCGAGCAGGTATTTTGAAACATGTTAGGCTCGACACAGATAAAATCGACATGAATTATTCCGTAGCCTTAGAAATGAACGTGTCGTTCCCAGTTAAAGAGGTTCCATATGTCGTATAACAGTTACGAAACTAGCTCGGAATCCGGTGCTGTTATCGAGCTATACGAATTCGTTCAAGGCTTGCAAAAATTCAATTATTCAAGCTTCGACGAGACAATCGTATTTAATAGCCAGGTGTATAAACCATTCTCAGCTAAGCGAAACAGTATCAAGCAAACAAACGATATTTTTAAAGATAGTTTATCGATATCGTTCCCTAGAGGCGATGAATTCGCTAGTCAGTTTTTAGGTTTCGCACCTGAGGATATAACGACATTAACAATCCGTCGTGGTCATTACGGCGATTCGGCTAATGAATTCATTGCCTACTGGAAAGGTCGAATCGTAGGTGCAAAAACAAGCGGAAACGAGATAACTATCGACTGCGAGTCAGTATTTACATCGATAAAACGTCCTGGACTTCGTGCTAGGTTCGAATACTCTTGTCGCAGAACAATTTACACAAGCGGATGCAATGTAAACAGAGAACTATATAAACACACTGGCTTGATTACGCTGATAAATGGGTCCAATATAACTGTTCAAGGTGCTTCGCTTCAAGGCGCTGGGTATTATACTGGTGGATTGTTAATAGCGCCCAGCGGTGCTTCAAGGTTTATCACGAACCAAACTGGCGATGTAATATCTATTTCGCGCCCTATTCCAGGTTTGGTAGGATCTGTCGATGTAGATATATATCCGGGCTGCGACCATTTAAAAGAAACATGCTTGTCAAAATTCGACAACCTGAACAATTTCGGTGGATTTCCTTGGATTCCATCTAGAAATCCGTTCGATGGTAGCTCGATAGTTTAAGGATATTGAAAATGGCTTGGTTCTACGCACTGTATTTCGTTGTATCATTGGCCCTCGTTTATTCGCTAACACCAAAACCGCAAAATGCTAAGCCTGCGGGTCTAAACGAATTTCAAGTTCCTACAGCTGAGATCGGACGTGAGATACCTGTTCTTTTCGGAACACGCGATATCAACGGTCCAAATGTCGTTTGGTTTGGTGACCTTAAAACTGTGGCCGTTAAAAAGAAGGGCGGAAAGAAGTGACAAACTATAGCGGCGTTATAGTTACGATGGCTGATTTTAGGCAGTGCAAATTTTGCGCCGGCGGAGTCCGGCGTGGTTTTGCACGGTATAATTTAGACTATCCAAAATTTCTTGATAGCGGCATCGATGCTGAGGAACTGTTAGCCGCTACCAACCACGATTCTATGGTATTACAAGCTGTGGAGGTGGCTCATGGGCGGCAGCAGTAAAGCGGTAACAGTCGGATACAAATACTATCTCGGCATGCACATGATTTTATGTCATGGACCTATTGACTCGGTCAAAAAGATTCTTGTTGACAATAAAACTGCTTGGTCTGGTACTCAGGGCGATGGCTCTATTACAATCTCCGCTAGAGATTTATTTGGAGGTGAGAAGCGGGAAGGCGGGGTTTCTGGCACGGTTGATGTGCAATTAGGTACAGAATCGCAAATGCCTAATTCGTATTTATTAGCGCAGTTAGGTTCTATGACACCCGGTTTTAGAGGTGTCGTTGGCATTATATTGCGTCAATGCTATATCGGAATGAATCCGTACATAAAGCGTTGGGCTGTCAGAGCACAGAGAATACACACACGTCAAAATGGTATCGCTCAATGGTACGATGCTAAATCGGCTATTGGTAATGATATGAATCCGGCACATATCATACGCGAGTGCTTGACAGATCCTAATTGGGGTTTAGGCTATAATGACGCTGACATTGACGATGCTTCATTTATAGCGGCGGCAGATACGCTGTATAACGAGACAATGGGTATTTCGCTACTTTGGGATAAATCGAAGAATTTAAGCGATTTTATTCAGGACATTCTGCAACACATACAAGGCTCTTTGTATGTGTCAAGATCGACCGGAAAATTTGTATTAAAGCTAACTCGAGCGGATTACGTCATCGGCAATTTGCTCGTATTGGATGAGGATTCGATCAATAAAATAACAGACTTCAAACGAAGCGCGATCGGTGAACTGATTAATTCAGTTACGGTTATTTATTGGGATTCCGATACAGGTAAAGATGGATCCGTTACGGTCCAGGACATCGCTCTTGTATCACAGCAGCAAGCGGTCGTCAGCACGACGAAGCAATATCCAGGATTCACGAATGGTGCTAATGCTGTTAGAGCAGCTTCAACAGAGTTAAAAGCTTTATCGACTCCGCTGGCTAGCGGAACTGTGTATGCAAACAGAAAAGCCGCAAGTTTGAATGTCGGCGATTGTTTTGTATTGTCATGGCCACGATACGGTATATCGCAACTGGTTTGCAGAGTTACGAACGTAGAGCTCGGTTCAGTCGATAGCAACATGGTAAAACTGAGCGTTATTGAAGATGTATTCGCTCAATCAAGCGCTGTTTATGCTGCGCCACCTGTAACTGGTTGGACAAACCCGAATAATGCACCTGCGCCCTGCCCGAATCACATTTTAATCAATGCACCATATTGGGAGTTGGTGCAGCGTATGGGCGAAACCGATGCAGCAAGTATTCCGGCAACGTCTTCATTCATCGTAGTTACAGGAACTCGGCCAACTAGCGATGCTCGCAATGCTGAGATATATACAAATCCAAATTCTACTGGCTACACCGAAGCTGGTACAGTCGATTTTTGCCCATTCGCTTCTTTGGCTGCTGATGTTACTCACACGACCGCCGCTTTCGCAATATCGGGCGGTGTTGATCTGGAGGTTGTCACCGTTGGATCGTACGCATTGATTGACGATGAAATAGTATCAATAACTGCTATTTCAGACACGTCAGTATCCGTAGGTCGTGGTTGTTTGGACACTGTTCCAGCTATTCACACTGCGAATACAAAAATTTACTTTGCCGATTTGATGTTTGGATCAGACAATATTGAGTATGCAAATGGCGAAACAGTTAGAATAAAGTTGTTGCCTATCACAGGTCAAGGAACCTTGCCAGTCAGTTCTGCTGTTGAGCAAACAGTCGTAGCTGCTAGCCGCCATAATAAACCGTATCCACCACAGCGTTTGTCGCTAAATGGATTTTTATACGCGGACGCTGTTCGAGGCGATACGGATATATCACTGACTTGGGCACATCGAGACCGTTTACAGCAAACGGCTGCACTGGTCGATTATACGGCTAATTCGATCGGTCCAGAAGCTAGCACAACATACTCATATCAGATATTGACAGAAGGCGGCGCCGTTATAACGTCAGCTACAGGTATATCTGGTACCTCAGCTGCAATAACAGTAGCATCGCTTGGATCTAATTTTGGCCGGATTCGAGTCAAGTTGTGGTCGGTCCGTAGCGGCACAGCAAGTACATACAGTCATGATTACAAATTCACTAGAGCTGGTTACGGCTCTGCTTACGGCTATTCATACGGAGGTGCATAATGGCTTCATCAACAGAACCAAGAAGTGGCATTAAATACGGCTGGACTCTCGGCGAAAACAATTGGAATAATGACATGGATGCGAATCTGCTGTCAATAGGCCGATTCGCTTTCCATTTGTCAGTCAAGGATCGTGATCTAGTAACGCCTCCAGGTAGTCCGGCAGCTGGAGACACTTACATTGTGGCAGCTTCTCCGACTGGCGCATGGGTCGGTCATGCAACACATGTAGCAATTTGGTCTGGATCTGCTTGGGTTTTTGGAACTCCGAGAACTGGTTGGATGGCCTACATTGAGGACGAAGATAAGGTTTCAATGTTTCGATCATCGACATGGTCGCCTGGTCTTACAATATAACTGCAAGATAAATTGTAGCAACTTTATGCGCTCTGCGTACATTTATAGCGCTCTGGTTAGCGCTCTGAAGGTATAAAATAATAGCTACTTATAGCTTTATATTAAGTAGTTAACTAGAAGTAGTTCAGAGCGTTTAAATTTAGCTATATAAAACAACAACTTAAGAGCGCAGCAGTAAAAATAAAAAGGCCTCCGATTGGAGGCCTTTTCTATAGTGTGATATCGAATGGGTCGATTATTCGCTCGATTAGTCTAAAGCAAAAATACGTAAACCACCAAATTGCGAAAACCATTGAAATGACGTAAGTCCAAGGCGCTTGTATCATAAACACCTCGACAGCTGTCATAGCTACAACGGTTTCTGTTATCGGCGCCTTAGCAGGTAATCGTTTACGACTTATTACCTTGTAATCGTTTCTCATTCAAGCACACGAATATGTTTGTTCATTTCAAGCAAGTGCTGTGCCTGGCTCTTGGCATCGTGAAGCGCGTTGTGATGCGTGCCGACACGTTGCTGCATCTTAGGCATACCAGGGATATTCTTTATTGTCCGATAGCAACGACCGTTGTAAGGCTTAAACGGCGCATCAGCTCCCAAAGCCTCGTAACAAGACTTCAAAATCGGATTGTCGAAGTCAGCGCCATTACCCCACACATACGATCCGCCAACTTTACGGACCCAAGCACTGAAGCGAGTCATAGATTCTAGCAGAGTCTGTTTATCAACCTCAAGCGCGTCCTTGGCTTCCTGAGATTGTTTCGCCCACCAGTCGACCGTTGACTGAGATACATGGAGGCCAAGACGCTTGCAATCTTCGCCATCTATGTTGACGTAGAATTCTTCGTCTGTTAAACCATCCTGAGTAAACAATACAGCGCCGAGTGATAGAACAGCCGCATTTGGATTTGTTGATAAAGTTTCAAAGTCTATCATGACATGGCGTCTGCGCCCAGCATGCTTTTGATCGAGTAAGCCCATTTAATCATTCCTCCACTGTGTACCGACTGCATGAAAAGGAATACCGTCGTCGGTCATTTCACGGTATTCGATAGTTAAACGAGTGCCAATGTATTGCGACTTGTTTTCCAATGTAGCGAACCGTTCGCCATGGCTGCCTGGGGGCGACGTGCGAAACTCTTTGCCTTGGTAATCGCAAATACAAACCGGATTACCTTTGTCAGACAGCACGATGTCTTTCACAATAACTTCGGTGTCGAACACTGCTTTGTCTTTCAGCAAGCTGGCTGAACGCTTATTTGACTCGTAGCCGAAGCCGTCCAAGCGAATCATCAAGCCTTCAAAACCTTTTGCGCGAGCATTATCGAATGTCAATTTACGAGTTTCTTCGCCCTCGTACTTGATTTTAGGCAGAACAAGTACACGCTTGAATTCTTTGTCTTTAACCATGTCAACTAGGCCGTCATGGCGGTCTGAAAACGAGTCACTAGAAGCTTGGTCATA